GGCAAGTGAATAATATTTGAATAATCATCATCTAGTTCTATAACGTTATATTTTGTTTTGATATGTTTTGTCAAATATCTATGCAATGTTGGTTCGTATAATTTGGTTTTCGCAACAGCTTGTAAAATTTTATATGATAATTTAAATCTAGTATTTTTATTTCTTGTTGTTTTTTTAACTTTTTCCAATGCCTTTAATAATTGCATTCTTTCCCGCAATGGTAGATAATGTAAATTTATTCCTAACCAACCGTCATTATAGAATTCAATAGGAATAGATATTGGAAAAGCATCCCATGTTGGTAGTTTATCTTTGTGCTTCGCGTCATATACAAAATTATGAATGACTCCTATTTCAGGTGTTGTGGTTGTTTTATATTCAGACTTACCCTTGATTGTTTTATCAATCATTTTATTAAACCAAGCAGTAGCATTTTTAGCTTTTGCTTTTGATGTGTTAATAATTTTTTTAAGTTGATTTTCCACGTTTTTTTATTCCTAGTTCGTATTCGGTCATTATTTTAAATTGCATATTATGTTTTATAGCAAATTCTCTTGCTGCCTTCCACTTATCTTGATTCCTCTCATAAGTTATTCTTTCATTAATATATTTAGCTTGACTTTTCTTAGTGATTTTCTTTGGTGATGTTGGTGGTAATGTTTCTTTATATGGTTTAACTTCAATTATTATTTTCTGTTCTATACCTTCAGTATTTCTAATCAATAGCCAGAAATCTGGAAAATATCTACGTACTTTGTTATCTATTGATGAATAATATGGTATTGGATGTATTTCAGAACCCCATTTTAAAACTGAAGCATTTTTATCACACCAATTCATCATTTTTAATTCCCAAGATGATCTAAATACTATATTAGATTTATCTCCAATATATTTAGATTCATTGATTAATTTATATTTTCCTTGTGTATATTGTAAAGTCATAAATATATTTAGTTATTTTTCATAGGAATAAAAATGTCTGATAAAAAAATATTAGCTTATCCTTCATATATGAGGGGCGATGCAAGACCAAAAAGTTCTACCGATCCAAATTCACCGCATACTGTTAGAAATGATATGCTAACTTGTGTACACTTTAAATTTTTTGAGAGATTATCTGAAGAACAAACAAACGATGATTCCGAAATATATTTATATATGCCGTCAACATTAAGAAATCCAGGTAAAGTTGAGTGGGAACAGAAAGGTATTGGTAAAATTGGAAATACAATGACTACCTTTGCTCAAGAAGGATTTTTGGATACTTTATCTAGTGCATATAATGAAATTTCTTTTGGTGATATTATGGACATTGGCAAAACAATGGCACAACAATCTATTTTGGGTGATGCTGGTGCATTTAATTCTGGTAAAGCAGAAAACCCATACTTAAAGATGTTCTTTAAGGGTGTCGGTATGAGAACATTCGAATACACATTTAAATTTACACCAAAATCTTCAGATGAATCTAGAATAATATATCAAATTATACAAGAATTCCGCAGGGCTTCTTTACCTGAAAAGATACCATTTAACTTCTATTTAAATTATCCAAAGGAAATTGAAATTAAATACCTACAATCAAATGGCGGTGGTAGATTTGAAGAATTAGTTTGGATGAATAAATTTAGACGTTGTGTTATAACGAGTATTGATGTTGATTATGCATCTGCTGGATTTTATGTTCCTATGCGAGATGGATTTCCATCAGAAACAACATTGACATTACAATTCACCGAAACGGATATTATAACTAGAGGTGACGTTGATAGTGACGTTACAAATGGAGCATCATTCTAATGGCTTATTTCGATAAATTTAGTAAAATTAATTACCAAGATCAATTGGTTGTTAATATATTTGATTCTATTATAATGAAATATCGTGAATTAGATTATACAAATATATATTTTAAATATAACTTAAAACCGGGAGAAAAGCCCGAGCATGTAGCATATGATTTTTACGGTAGTGAAACGCTACATTGGATTTTACTATTAACAAATAAAATTGTTGATCCTATGTTTGATTGGTATCTATCGTATAATGAATTGGTTGATAACGCAAAAACAAAATATAATAATATTTACGAAACACATCATTATGAGGTTATCGAAGCATTTGATAGATTTAAAGTTGGAGATTGGACTGATAGTTGGTATGACGAAGTTGAATTACCCGATTATATTGCTATTAATGGAGAATTACCACATAATATAACTCCAATATCAAACTTAATGTATGAGGAGCAATTGAACGAGGAAAAAAGGATTATTAACGTTATTTCAGAAGAACATATACAAACTATTGTTAGAGATTTTGAATTAATGTTAAGTGATGATTACATTTATCTTACAGAAATTTAAATATGGCTAATAATAAAAATTATACATTCGGCGGTGATTTTAAATCACATAGAGTACTAATAGAAGGTTCTGATTTATCTACGATAGTATCTGAAATAGAAATATATCAAGATATTACTACGCCATTTTGGACTGCTTCAGTTTCATTTTTTGATACACAAAATAGATTAATGCAGGATGCTATAATTCAGGGTAGTAAGGTTACTATTCAAATAGAAGATTCTACAAATAAACAAACATTCAAATTTATGGTCTATGAAATTTCAGATAGAGAAATGATAGGACAGCAAAAATATGTTTATAGAATTAAATGTATAGATGAAGCATTTTTTAAAGACCAAAAGCAGAGAATTAATAAACATTATGATGATAAAAAAGCATCAGATATATTTAAGGAAGTTATTAATAAAATAGGTGGTTCTGGTAAAGTTGATGAAACAAAAGATAAATTTTCTATTATAGTTCCAAATTTATCACCGATGGCGACAGCCGAATGGTTAGCTACATGGGCTACTAAAAAGGTACAGGAATTTACAGGACTAACCGATGACTATGGACTAGAATATACACGTGAAGGTGCTAACGCCGAACAAGCCGATTATATTGTTTTTCAGCAAGATCATGGTAAGTGGAGTTTTCGACCATTGGAGAAAATGTTCATAGATAAAAGTGGTAAACTACCTAATTTAGTTCAAAGACCCGCAAACCTTAAGGAAGATGAAGCAGGAGAAAAAGAACCGGAAGATTTTAAATATTCTATGCAGGGTTATAGATTTATTAGTCACTTCAATGCTATTACTAATTCTATTAGTGGTGGTTTTGGTTCAACTGCTATTGTACATGATATTAAGAATAAAAATGCAAAACTTCATACATATACATATTCACAAGATAATAAAAAAGATTATAGTAAAAAACCATTTACTAATATTGATGGTATGTCAAAAACAAATATCGTTTATCAACCATATTTGGATTATTCAATCGAATCTGGTAAGGATACCATATCAACAAAGTATTATAAGTGGAGAGGTTCTAGAAGATCAAATTTATTAAAATTAGATACTAATAGATTAATTGTATCTATTGCAGGTCGTATAGATATATATGATCAATTAGGTAAAATGGTGACTGTAGATTTACCAAAGAATAATGATGAAGATGATGGTAAATATTATGATACACATTATAAATTTGCTTGGGTTATTTTGGCTATGAGACATGTTTGGACACAAAAATCTTTTATGACATATATTGAACTTGGTAAGAAACGATTGGATAAATCAATATGATAGATAATCAAATAGAGAATGGTGGATTTTCATTCGGTAATTTTAATTGGTGGTTTGGTGTAGTTGAAAAACGAGATGATCCTGAAAAATTAGGTAGACTTCGCGTAAGAATTCTAGGATATAATTCACCTGATACATCCGATATAAAATCTGAAAAGCTAATATGGGCTTATCCAATTCAACCAATTGTATCATCTGCTATGAATGGAATTGGTTTATCGCCAACGGGTATTGTAGAAGGTACTTGGGTATTTGGATTTTATCGTGATGGCCATTTCGCGCAAGACCCAGTTATACTTGGAACAGCAGGTGGTATTCCTTCCGATAAGAAACAATTTAAGGGTGGTGATGGATTTATTGATCCTCTGGGTACTTATCCTAGAGATGACTTCATTGGTGAATCTGATACAAATAGATTGGCTAGAAATGATCCACCAGACGATTCTGGTGATAAGCCACAAACTATATTAGAAAAACAGAAAAGCGGTGAATCTCAAAAAGTACCTATTGCATTAGAGGGTTTGTCAAAGCAAGTCGCTCAAGCTAAACAACATAAGCAGGATGTTGAAGAAAAGAAAAATTGGACTGAGAAAGTCACTACATACAATGCACTCTATCCATTCAATCATGTTAAAGAAACCGAATCTGGTCATATTGAAGAATGGGATGATACTAGGGATGCTGAACGATTTAAACGTTGGCATCGGTGTGGTACCTTTATTGAAGAACATAATGATGGAGATGTTGTACGTAGAGTTAAAAGAAATAATTATGAATTGATTATGGGTGAGAATTTTGTTCAGGTTATTGGCGACTGTTCAATTACTATTGGTGCTGGTGATGATTTTGGTACTATAGAATCTGATGAAATGGATTGGACAAAAGAAGATTCTAATCCAAATATTGAACGCGGTGAAGAACCACATCTAAAAGATGTTCCTGAAATGTGGGATGAAGAATTGGATGATGACGCATATGTTGATCCGGACTTAGATGTTAAGAAATATAAAAAAGCATGGAAAAATGAGAGAAATATTGGTAAATCATCTTTGAATCTATTGGTTAAGGGGGATGTAAACCTTGAAGTTGAAGGTGATAGATATGAGAAGGTTCATGGTAAAATGGAATTATATGTTGAGAAAGATTTGCATATAAAGAGTGGTGGAACTATTTACGCCGATGGTGGACCCGATATACATCTGAATAAACCCGGACCCACTCTTGATGTTGAATCTATTGCTTCTCCTGATTGGAGTTCAAATAAAAAAGGTAGAATAGATCCAGATGAGCAATGAATTAGTTCTACGAAATCAAGGTGAGTGGGAATTTCCCTATTATGATCCAAGCTATCAAAAAACCGATAGAATTATCGAAATGGCGATTAACTCAAAATATATCGCCTACTCCTTTAGTGGTTATAGAGAAGATTTACTTGATTATTATGAATACATAGAAATACGTGATTTGGAAACTAATGATCTAGTTACCACATTATATACAACTCTTATGTATGATGAAACATTTGGTGGCGCTATGGCCATGAATGAAAATTATCTTGCTGTAGGTACAGGGGGCATATTTGCTGATTATGGATATCCCAATACTAGCAGAATTGAAGTCTTTAATTTAAATACGTTTGAATTTGAATATGAAATTACTGAACCAACATTACAGCAAGTAGAAAATCATTTATCAAGCTATACTAGTAATACATTAAATGTTTATGATGGCTATATTGGATCGTTTAATTCAACCAATGGCATGAAACTACAACTAACAAATGATGATAATTTAATATCGCTTACTGATATTAGTGTTTCTTGCATTATTGATGCACCCGTACAAATTTATACATTTAATGAGTATGGTCCACAAAATGGTTATGCAAATGTGGGTGTTACTCAGAAAAATACAGTAACAATAGATGGTCGGGATCCAGATAATTATGATAATATTTTAGAAAATTATGCTGAATATACACCATTCATAGAAACAGATTATCAATTAGTTTTTGATGGATACTATGATGATAGAGCATTTAATTTAAATTGTCCTTTTCCAGTTGTATATTTAAATGTAGAATATGCCGCAAATGAAACATGGTTAAATGCTAACTCAATAATAACATTTGGTGATTCGACTTTTGAATATAATTTTGATTATTCTTATCCTGAACTTCCAAAAATATTTATAGATTATAGTGATGGATCCATACATAAAATATATGAAAAAACTATCGGTGATATTGGAAATAGAACACATCATGTCGTACCACATTTTTCGTTTGAACGTGATGAATATGGTAATATTGATTTAATATATGAAATTATTTTTCATGAAGCAGAACCTTGGCGTATTGATATTTTAATTCATCATAGAGAACCGAATCCACAGTTTTATAATAACATGAACGGTTATGATTTGAATGTGGGTGATGAACTGATTTCACTTAATTTATTATATAGTTATGACTTAAAGAATAATAATTTTATAGATTTCTATAGAATATTTGATGCAAATATAAATTATTTAAACGAGATGGTTAGAATCTCCGGAGAAAGCTTCGCGCAGGCTTTTGGTTCCGAATTTGCTATTGAAAATGATGGTACTGTTGCTTTATCATATTTTAGATCCTATGATACAATACCACCTACTTGGGTGGATGAATCAAATGTGGGTGCTTTAATATTTGACACATATAGTCATGAATTGATTAGCGATAATATTATGATTGGTGAAAACTCAATTGAAGTTGATAGTAATTACGTTTATACCGTTGGCACAAACATTGTTAATGCTAATGATTCCACTCCATTACAACCTATAACTGGAAAATACGCATATAGGTTTGATGTTAATGCACAATTTAAAGTATATACATCATTAACTATAGATACATATAATGATAATTTTCTGAAATATTCCAGAATATATGTTGATAAATTTTATTCAGTTAATACACAAAATATAAATGGTTCTTATGTACAACATGGAGAAATAACACCAGTAGTTGATGAAAATCATCCAGATTATAATGGGTTTGATGATACATTCGGACAAGATGTATTTTTATTGGATGATAAAATTTATATTACATCATCAAAATATCAATCAATATATGTTTTTAATGCGGAAACTTTACAATTAATAACCGAATTTAAAAATCCAATAAGCACCAATTTATATTTCGGTGAATATGTTTCTTTTAGTGATTCTACAATTGCTTGTTCGGTTTTTGATTCCGTAGCAAATACTAATTCTGTATTGATATATGACATTAATACATTTGATCTACTTCTGACAATTAACGATCCTAATAATTATACGGGTAGTATGTTTGGTCGTTTATATGATACGTATTCAAAAACTATTGCTATGACTGATACGAGAATTATAATATCGGATCCAGCATATTTAAATGATGTTGGAAATGGAATAGTTTATGTTTTTAATATTATCTATGGAAATCTAATACATCAAACAGAAAACATACATAGTGGCACAATTGATTTTGGTTTTGCCGTTGATTTGGATTCACAATATTATTATGTTTGCTGTCCAAATATAACTTCAATATTTTCATTAGAAACGGGCAATACCATTAATTCAATATCTAATTCTGGGTATTCAATAGACGTTAGCGATAGTTATATTTATTTAATAGACAGTCCGACAGTTGATTCTATACAAACAATTACAGTTTTGGATAAAAATGATTTTTCAGTTTTTGCATTGGCACCAACAACAATTAGAGTAAATGCATCTGAAGGTTTTAAAAGAATAAAAGAATTTTCCGATAAAATTTATTTAAGTATTCCGGAGAGAAATCTATTAGATGAAAAAATATTCGATGAGCAACATGACTATAGTAAAATACTTTCATTTCCAACAAATCATTTAATTCAAGAATTTGGTTCTATTGTTGATTTTGAATTATTATCCGGAAGATCGTCGATTATTTCAAATTATATAACATATAGTTCCGATTCTAGACTTAATGATAATTTTGGACATGATATTGCATTATCTCCAGATGGTAAAACACTCTACGCATACGGTAGAACAAATGATACTTTTAATGAAGATAAAGTTTATGTAATTGATACCGAAACAAAATTAGTTAAGCATATTATAGAGAATCCAAATTTGGGTACAGCCTATGGTGATTTAGCTGATCTTTTTGGAAGAAGAAGTTTTAGTCAGGATCCCGGTACTACTATCGCGGCTGTTGATAATTATATTATCATTGGCGCAATGTCCGAAGATTCAAATATTAATGGCGTTGATGTTTCTAATACAGGTATAGTATATGTTTTTGATGCTACAACATATGAATTGTTATATACGTGGGAAACAGATGATTACTATTGGAGTAATTTTTTTGGTAGTAAAATAAGGGCATATGGTGACCATGTATTATGTTCTGGTATAGTATCCGCTAAATTATATAGTTTATCTACTGGTTTAGAATTGTGGGATGGCTATTCTACTTATCAAAATTCATATCTGGGTTATGATATTGCTATCTCCGATAAGTACTTTGCTATTGGTGGTGCAGAAGGCGCTACTAAATTTGTAGATGTTTATGATATTTTAACGAAAACGTTGTTAACTAGATATACGCTTCAGATTGATCGTGGTGCAGTAGATATAATTGGTGATACATTACTTGTAGATAAAGAAAACTCAACAAATATCTATACTATTGATATTTTAACGGAAGTAATATCTGAAGTTACAATTGATCCGGCAAAAAACACAAGCAGGATTAGAATAGAGCATAATGATTCTTATATTTTTGTAGTTGATTATGATCATAATGAACATTATGCTGTCAGCGTATTGACTCATAATTTTGCAATTGTCAACCAGTATATTGACACATCATTAGCACGTCCGGATTTTATTCAAGATAATTTTCAAGTAGGATCTTTTGCCGGATCATTAGCATTTGCAAATGATAATAAAATATATTTCGGTTGGCCAAATTATTGGAGTATTTATGGTGAAGAATCTGGTAGAATTGAAATATTTTCTTTTGATAATGATTTACTTGAATTTACATGGAATGATTGGATTGAAGCAATTGAGGATTCTAATGGAACAATACCGGCTGTTGATACGAATGTAAATTATTCAATAAGTGGTTTAAAGTCAAATGATAGATGGGAAATTATTGGACATGTTAGTGGTCCTCATGTACCTGAACCTACTGTAAATAATGCTGATTGGACTGTTGAGGTTATCGACAAGTATTATGAAACAACTTTTCCTAATATAAGATTGAGGAGATATACATCACCATCATTATACTATCGTGATGATGGTTTTGGTAAAGTTGTTGAGATTTCAGATAATGGTATAATGGCTATTTCGGCTCCAGATCACTGGGATGGTTCATTAATACCTTATGCCGGTATTGTTTATTTATTTGATTTAACATCAAATCAGATGACCTATACTAATTGGATTGAAGAACCAACTACCGCATCAAATCATTATTTTGGTTCAATTTCATCAATATCACCAAATGGCAGATATTTATCTATTGGAAATACAGTTGGTAATGTTTACGTTTATGATTTAATTTCGACTCCAACATTAGTAGCCACTTTAGATAGTACAACAGGAAATTTACAGTTTGGTCGAGGTATAGCATCATCAAACGATTATGTTGCTATTGTGGATAATAAATTTGTTGAAATATTTTCATTAGTTGATTTTAGTCTATTAGCAACGATTGATCCATCAATCGATGCTCCTTTAGGTGTAAACTTTAACAGAATATTTGAAAAATATATTAAAATTCAAGGTAATAAATTATTTATTCCAATTGATCAAAATTCAAAATATATTTTAATATATGATTTAACAGATATAAACTCGGTATCTTTTATTAAATATATTGATGTTCAAACTACTAGTTATTTTTCTTATGATGTTTGTGGTGCTTATTTGGCTGTAGGTACTAATAAAGTATTGGTGTATGATAATCAAGATAATGCATATCCTCTAATTAAAGAATATTCAAGTTATGCATATGCTAATCTAATGGTTTATGATACATTCGCTATTTCCAATGATGGTAGAATATTGCACCAATATAATGACTCAACAATTATTAGTTTAGATGATATAATATTTGACATGTTTGATTATTATGAAAGAATAGGTAAGAATATACGTGATCTGAAATCAGAAAATGAAATGTTGGAAATTAAAGTATATGATAAAAATAATGGAGATTTTTTAGATTCAAATACAATAGGTGGTTCTCAAGTTTATCAAAATAATTTTAATAGTTCCGCTGGTGGTTTTTACACTACAAGGCTGGATGTTGAAGATTATGATATTAGAAACACATATTCAGTTGAAATGAAAGGAGCATGTTTGGTTATTTCTAATCCATATGAAGTTTATTATGATAACAATGGAAATTTAGTTGAAGGTGCAATTCGCGTTGTCAAAAAGAGTACATTAAATGAAATATTCTATTATAGAGAAAAAAATCTTTTTGAATCTGGATATACGAATAATATAGATCAATCAATAACTAAAAATAGATTTGTTAGTTGGACTGGAGATGAGGTTTTTAATCTTTATGATAGAGTTATAATCAACAGTAATAAAATTGTATCTTTAACAGATACATCATATGACGATATTGATACTCAAGGACCAAATTTTTTCTGGGGTGTTTGGGATTATTCATGTGGATGTAAAATAACTTATATAACTTCATCCACACTATACAATGATTATCTACCATTAACTGAAACCGAACATAATGATGATTATCCTGAAGTAGCCATGGAAAATTATGAATTCTATAAAAAGATAGAATATACTGCTGATTCAGAACCAGAAATATTTGAAATTGTTTCGGGTGAACTACCGAATGGATTGGATATTGATTTACATACACTTGAAATTACTGGTATACCAACACTTGGCTGTAATATAGAGAATGGAAATATTCCGTTTAATCAATGGCATATTAATGAGGATTCATATAGACAGGCGACACCATCTTTTGAATATACAATTATTATTAAAGCAGATTGTGATGAAGATTCTTTTCCATATACGATACCTGTTTATCCAAACTGGACTCCGTATAAAGATGCACTTAATAATTCTGAGCAATATTTTGAAAGACCAATTAAAAATAAAATAATTACTGAATATGAATATACATATGAAAAAACAATCGGTTCGGAATTATGCCCATGCGGTACTGAATTAACAACCGAAATAAAAACTTCTACTATTATTGAAAATAAGTATAAATACCAACATAACGATTTAATTGAACATTTCGAAACAGAATCTACATGTACGCCATTTAGGTTAACTGAAAATAACGAACAATTAATTATAACAGAAGAAAAAATAAAACCCAAAGTAACATCAAAATTAAAACCTATAGATAAAACGGGTTTATGTTGTGAGGAATAATAAATTTAACAGAGCATATCATATGAATAATTTAGAAAAATTAATAGGAGAATATCATGCCCAGTGTACACCGATTAGGTGATTTTTGCACTGGGCATGGTTAACTAGGTTGTTTCCCAACTAGAATGAATGATGAAGCAAGTGATGATGTTTTTGTCAATGACATAGGTTGGCATCGTGAAGATGATCATTGGGTTAACCATTGCTGTGCTATATCTTGTCATGATTCATATTTGCTAGCCGGTTCTTCTACTGTTTTTGTCAATGACAAACAGGCGGCTAGAGTTAATGATCCAGTTGCTTGTGGTAGTTTCTGCTTAGATGGATCGGAAAATGTATTCGCCGGAGGATAATAAATGTCATTTTACGCTGACTTAGATTTGGATTTTTTAATGCATCCAATGAATTCAGATATTTCTAGGAAATATGATGAACAAGCAATTGCTAGATCGATAAAAAATCTAATATTAACCAATAAATATGAAAGATTATTTAATGTGGATGTTTATGGTGGAATTTCTGCTTTACTATTTGAGCCGGCTGATATTGTTACATTACATACACTTGAAGGTAAAATTAAAAGCGTAATAAACAGATATGAACCTAGGGTTAAAGATGTTTCCGTTGAATGTTATATAAATTCAAGTGGTGATGGTGTTGATACTACTATATTTTTTACACCCATAAATAATAGAATACCCACACAAATAACACTTTATCTAAAACGAGTAAGGTAAAAACAAATGGCTAACACATTAATAAAACAAGATTTAGATTTTAAATCAATTAAGAAAAACTTAATTGAATATCTAAAAACCCAAGATGAATTTAAAGATTACGAATATCTTGGTTCTGCTATGAATATCTTAACCGATCTTCTTGCTTATAATACTCATTATATGGGGTATTATGCTCATATGTTAGCTAATGAATCTATGATTGAATCGATTCTTAGAAAAGAAAATATGAATTCGAAAGCTAAATTCTTTAATTATTTACCTAAATCTAAGAAAGCATCTAAAGCATTAGTTACATTAACTGTACCGAATCCATCTCCAAACACAAGTGTAAAAATTGATAGAGGTGAATCTTTTAACGCAAAAAGAGATAATCCAACACTATCAGATATTAGAACATTTATACTTACAGATGATTTATATATCTATTATAACGCCGAAACTGGAGACTATACTTCAACTGAAGTTTTATTATATGAAGGTGAATTCATAACACAATTATTTAAATCTGGTCCGGAAAAACGATATGTTATTAATGATAATGATATTGATACTGACACATTAAAGGTAGTTGTTAAAGAAAATGAAAATTCTACAGTATCAACAACATATACATTGGCTGATGATTTTACAAATATTAATGGTGAATCTCAGGTTTATTTTTTAAACTTGAACGAAAATGATCAGTATGAAATATCATTTGGTAATGATGTTTATGGAAAATCTGTTAATGACTATTCATATATTGAAGTAACTTTCGTATCAACTAATGGATCATTAGGTAATAGTGTAACTGCTTTTAGTGCGCCAGAAGGAATTACTTCCGTCAATGTTATTGAAAATTCAACAGATGGAACCGATGCTGAAACGCTAGAAGATTTACGACACAATATAAAACATCATTACCGCAGACAAAACCGTTTGGTTACAGTAGATGATTTTAAAAATATAGTATTGTCTGAATATAAAAATATTAATTCGGTGAATGTTTGGGGTGGTGAAGATAACATACCAAAAGCATATGGTAAAGTATTTGTTTCAATTAAACCACTGTTCGGTGAAGTTTTGTCAAATGAAACAAATAAACAAATATTGAATAAACTTAAAAAATACACAATGGCAACAATTGAACCTGTTATTGTTGATCCAGAATATACCTATATTAATTTAGATGTTTATGTTAAGAATAACACGTTATTAACAAGTTTACGTCAGGGTGAACTGAAGAAATTAATAATCGATGAAATAAATTATTATAATACAGAAATTTTAAATAAGTTTGATTCTTATTATTCCGATGTTAAATTAAATACAAGAATCATGTCGCTATCTACTAGTTTCATGTCAACTTATAATAAGATAGTATTGGAAAAAAGATTCATACCAAATTTATTATCCAGTGAAACTTATTTTATATATTTTTTGAATAAAATTGATGAAACCACTGTTACATCAAATAACTTCTATTTTAGAAATAAAATTACAAAAATTGCCGATGATGGTTTAGGAAATGTAATAGCATTTTTCTATGATGAAAATAAAAAGGAATTTATTAAGTATTCAAATGAAACATTTGGTACTGTTGATTACGAACAGGGTATTGTGAAAATTTCTGATATTGTTTTCTCAAAACTTATTGAGGATGATATTAAGGTTTTTGCAAATCCAATCAATCCTTTATTCTTTGCTAAACTGAACAATATTATTTCAATAGATAATGTTCAGATTTTCATTGAAGATTATCATGGTAGAGAAAGCGAAAAATCATGAATAGTCTTTCTTCACTAATTAATTACCAGTTACCTCAATTTATAGTTGAAGATCATCAATTATTTGTTGCTTTTGTTCAGACTTATTTTGATAACTTGGAAATGGATGAAAATTTCATCCATTTCTTTAGAGATTTCCAAGAATCTTTGAATATTGATAACGCAAGTGATAAATTTGTTGAAGAATACTATAAAGAATTTTGCGAAACTTTCCCCGTTTCTCAATATGTAGATAAAAAAACAATTATAAAACATATAAAAGAATTTTACATATCGAAAGGTTCTGAATCATCGTTTAAGTTTATTTTCACCATTCTTTTTAATTCTGATATTGAAATTATATATCCTAGAATATTCATGCAAGAAGCATCCGGTGGACAATATATACAAGAGAAATATTTCTATTGTACGGCAAATAATAAAAGCGCAATTAATATACAAACAATGGTTGACGCATCGTTATCGGTATATGGTATTATCACTGGAGCAACCGCGATAATTGATATTATAGATTCATTTACTTATTTCGGTAATGATTATTTTAAAATTAAACTTTCTTCCTATGATAAAGATTTTTCATCCGAAGAAATTATTAAAATATACATTAACGATACTGTAATAACCGAACAAATTATTGATTCGATTAATTCAATTCAAATTCTTGATGGTGGTAAAGACTATACTATTTACGATACAATAAGCATACGTGATGATATTGGTAACGGTAGAAATACGCAAGCAAGAATAACAAAAGTATCTAAAGGTGGATATAACGAATATGATATTGTTGATGGTGGAACTAATTATGCTATTGGTGATATTGTATCCGCTATACCCGTATCTAATTCATCGGGACATAGTTTTTCCGGAGAAGTATCTGCTGTTGATGAAACAACAGGAGCGATTAATGGTATAAGAATATTTGATTCTGGTTATAATTACCCAAGAAGTACATTTGCATTAATAGAATCAGTAAATGGTTCTAATGCTATTATTAGTTTAACAGGCGATGTTGGAGCAATACAAGCAATTGATGTTATCGATTCTGGTTATTTATATGATACTCCTATTCTCGATATTAATACGTCAACCGGTACTGGTTTTGATTATAGTGTTATTTTTAATCCAATATATGAACAACCAAAAAGATATATAAATGATGACGATTGGCTATCTTCTACATCAAAAATACAAGATAGTTATTATTACCAACAATTTTCATATGCAATAAAATCAAAAATATCTCCAGATAAATGGATAGATATTATAAAAACAAATATTCATCCTGTTGGTTCCGAGGCTTTTGCTATATTTTTAAGGGAAGATGAACGGGATGTTTCTGTTATTTTACCGGAAAATTATAAAGAATTAATAAAGATAGAATATTTAAATTATCCGGTCACAAGTATAAATACTGAAATAGAATCGGTAGATTTATATTTTACAACAAGAAAAGATTTTTACACACCAATATCATACAGTATGGGTTTAACATATTTTGATATTGATCAAATTAAGTTTTGGGATAATTTTGACCATACACTTAATGAATTTAAAAATGTAACATTTAATCAATTTACTTTTCCTCAAAGTAGAATATTTACGCATGAGGAAAAACAAGAATCAACAGAAATAACTATTATATAGAGAGTTTAATATGCCAGCAAAAATCACAAATAATTTAAGAATCTTAAACGCAAATCAGTTTTTGAACTTATTTTCGGTTTATCCTTATAATGAATGGGCTTCAGGGGTAGCATATGCAGAAGGTCAAGTTGTTAAGTATGAGACAAATAAGTATATAGCTTTGGGTTCTGGTACTTCAGGAAATTCACCACCGACACATTCTACAGGTACGGCATCAGATGATAATATTGATTGGTTGTTTATTGAAAAAAACTTTGGTCTTAATTTCTTTAAGAATAAAATATATATTGGTATAGGTAAAACACAAGAATGGAGACCATTTCTTGTTGTATCACCACCTAACTGGGTTTCTGCGGCGTATTCTATAAATGATGTTGTAATTGACGCAACAGACTCCAATTATTATATTGCTATCACAGATCATTCCGGTGAAATTACAGTACCATCAGCCGATTCTACAAATTGGGCATTAATGAGTTGGGTTTCCGAAGGTTCTTACATTGAAGGCGATATTATCGAATATAGTACAAACTATTATATTGCTTTACAGACACACGATACTAGAGTGGATACACCAGATATTGATACAGATTATTGGCTTGAAATTAACTCAGAAACACCTTTAATTCCGGAAAACGATTTTGAAAATATGTATCGTTACCTTGATAATTTGGTTACAGTTAAGAAACTCTCCGGTAATGATGTTGAATATGGTATTGTACGACATGATTGGGTGTCTGGTGATGTTTATGATGCATTTGATCCGGCTATCGATGACTTTAATTATAACAATTCTTTCTATACAATTACGGATGATTTTGGTACTAAAAGAATTTATAAATGTCTTGATAATGCGGGAGGTGCTTCTTCTACAATAATGCCAACAAGTGAATCATCAAATACAATTAGAACTGCTGATGGTTACTTATGGAAATATATGGGTCGCGCCGGTAACGATGCATTGGAATCATTTATTTCATCTAATTATTTTCCAGTAGTATATAAAACTTTTGATGATGGCTCCGGTCAATGGTTAGCACAACAGAACGCTAAGAAAAATTCAATCAGTAATATTAAGGTTGTAAATGGCGGTACTGGTTATGATGGTTCAACCACTATAACAATTAGCGCACCCGATATTGGTACCGATCAAGCAACAGCATCTATAGTATTAGATAACGATTCTATTAATTATATTGAATTGTCAAACATTGGTTCTGGATATATCAATCCACCAACCGTAACAATTGGTGGAAATATAGGTAATGAAGATGCTGTATTGGAAGTTGTTATGGCACCTAAAGATGGAAACGGTTCAAATATTCTCAAGGAACTTAATGCTAGATATGTAATTATACAGACAGAATTCCAGTCAGATGAAGGTTCATTTCCAGCCGGTGATAATTACTTCCCAATTACTGGTGAAAATGATTTCAGACAGATTTCTATTATGATTGATCCATATGATTGGAATAGCGAAGTGTGTAACAATACATATTACATTGGATATGAACATAATGATTTTGTTGATCCAACATTATTTACAACATTTAATAGTGTTTCGTCATATGTTGTTGGTGATTATGTGATTTATGATAATCTTCATTGGGTTTGCTCAACTAACCATAGTGGTGTTTGGAATAGTTCAAATTTCACACAATTAAAAGAGCAATTAGAAACTGGTTCAGGAACATTGCTATATATTGATAACTCAGATGTAGTTACAAGGGCTTCTGGACAAACAGAAGATATTAAAATCATTTTAAAATTCTAATAGCATATGGCAAAAATAAAATTTAGTAGTGGACCGTACTATGATGATTTCGATTCAACTAAAAATTATCAGAGGGTTCTTTTTAAACCGAAAAATTCAATTCAGGTTAGAGAATTAAACCAGTTACAATCTATTTTCTCCAACCAGATTGAAACTTTTGCAGATCATATATTTAAATTTGGATCTAGGGTTGATGCTGGTTCTGTTAAATATTTTGATTCAGTTGATTACGTTTCTTTAGAGGAAAGTGATATTGATTTTACCAATATGATTGGTAGAAAATTTAAAGGACTTTCAACAGGTTTAACTGCTATTGTTTTGACATATGCACCTGAAGAAGAAATTGATAAAGTAAATAATATAATTGAAAATAATACTCTGTATATATCATATGTTGGTGGTGGTGATACATTAGAAGTTAAATTCCGCGATGGTGAAATAATAGAATCTATCGATGACTATAAAGATACATATACAATTTCTTCCGTAGGTAAGGGTACAACCTTTGCCGTATCAGAAGCAACTTATTATGTTTATGGTCATTTCGTAACTTGCTTACCTCAAACAATCGTACTTAGTAAATTCGATAAGAATCCAACTTATAAAATTGGTTTACTTATTAATCAATCTATTGTCACCAGTAAAGATGATAAAACACTACTTGATAATGCTATAGGTACATCAAATTATGGCGCTCCGGGTGCTGATCGCTATAAGATAGAATTAACACTAACTAAAAAGAATATTGATGCTGTCACCGATGAAAACTTTATTGAATTGGCAAAAGTCAGAGATGGTAAATTAACAGAAGTATTGAATAAACCACAATATTCAGAAATTTCAAAAATGATCGCCAAAAGAACATACGATGAATCTGGCGATTATACTGTAAAACCATTTACTCTTTCATTTGAAGAAAATGAAACTGACTCAACAAAATATAATATTACAATTTCTCCCGGAAAGGCATATGTTAAGGGCTATGAAATTGAAAAACAAACCAACACACATCTAATTGCCGATAAGTCATATGGTTCTGAAGGTATAACTAAAAACGTTAATATTGATTACAATAATAGAGTTTTATATACTTTAAATCCAATGGCAAATTTACCTAATTTTACGCCGAATGTTGATAATACATATGTTTCTACGACAAAACATGAAGTTGATATTAATACTTATATAAATCATGTATATGATTTAACTAGTACTTACACAGATTACACACATAAAGCTTTAACCAGTAGTACTATCGGTTATATAGGAGATTTAAATGGTGACATTTTTGTTACCGGAGATCCATTAACCGAAGAGCCGTATTTTGCTACTAGTACTAGTACGTATTAT